TGCGGACAGGGACGCGATCCCGTCCGCACGACGCGAGGCCGGCATGCTCGTGCACGTCACGGCCACGGGCCTGCTGTGGCAGCTGGGCAGCGACCTGACGACGTGGACGGAGTTCTCGACCTCAGGTGCGACCGGGCCAACCGGCCCGCAAGGATCGACGGGCGGCGTCGGTGCCACGGGCGTTGCCGGTGCGACCGGGCCAACTGGCGCCCAGGGCGAATCGATCACCGGACCGCAGGGCGTCCAAGGCGCGACAGGCCCGACCGGAAGCGTGGGTGCCACAGGCTCGGTCGGCTCCACGGGCGCCGTCGGATCGACAGGACCGACAGGACCGCAAGGCGACATCGGAGGCACAGGTGCAACAGGCCCGACCGGTGCACAGGGCAGCTCGGGCGCGCAGGGCGCCACGGGAGCGACGGGGCCGACCGGCTCGTCTGGAGCCGTCGGCGACACCGGCGCTACCGGCCCGACAGGTGCCACAGGCGCCCAAGGCGAGCAAGGCCTGATCGGATTGACTGGGCCGACCGGTAGCCAAGGCGACGTCGGCGCGACGGGACCGCAAGGCATCCAAGGCGTTACCGGGCCAACCGGGTCGCAGGGTGTGCAGGGTGTCACCGGGCCAACAGGCGAGACAGGCGCGACAGGCCAGACCGGAGCGCAAGGCGTCGCCGGCGACACGGGCGCACAAGGCTCGACAGGGCCGACGGGGCCAACCGGCGCCCAAGGCGTGGTCGGCGACGTTGGCCAGACAGGCCCGACGGGAGCCGTCGGTGACGTTGGCAGCACCGGACCGACTGGCGCGCAAGGCCAGCAAGGCGTCACTGGCCCGACCGGACCAACCGGTGCCGTTGGCGCGCAGGGCGACGTTGGGTCGACAGGCGCAACAGGCCCGACGGGTGCCCAAGGTCTTATCGGCGAGACCGGCCCAACGGGTGCCCAAGGTGAGCAAGGCGTCACCGGACCAACCGGTGCCAGCGGCACCCAAGGTGTGACAGGCCCAACCGGGTCGCAAGGTGAGCAAGGCGTGACAGGCCCAACTGGTGCCACTGGCGCGCAGGGCGACATCGGCAACACAGGGCCAACAGGGCCAACGGGATCAGAGGGTGACGTGGGCGCAACCGGCGCGACCGGGCCGACAGGCGCTGTCGGTGGCCAGGGCGTGACTGGGCCGACGGGTGCGACCGGCGCCCAGGGTGACGAGGGCGTGACCGGCCCGACAGGCGCCACTGGTGATCAAGGCGTGACAGGGCCAACAGGTGCCGTTGGTAGCCAAGGTGAGGTCGGTGCCACTGGCCCGACCGGCTCGCAGGGTGAGCAAGGTGTCACCGGGCCAACTGGCAGCACAGGGCCGCAGGGATCCGTTGGCGCGACAGGCGCCACCGGCCCGACCGGTGCCCAAGGTGACCAAGGCGTCACTGGGCCAACGGGCGCTGTCGGTGCACAAGGCGAAGTCGGGTCGACCGGGCCTACTGGGCCGACAGGCAGCACCGGGCCGCAAGGCATCGTCGGTGACACGGGATCCGTCGGTGCCACCGGCGCGACAGGACCGACAGGAGCTGTCGGATCGCAAGGCGTGCAAGGCGACGTGGGTGCGACTGGGCCAACAGGCGCGACGGGTGCCCAAGGCGACGTCGGATCGACCGGCGCAACAGGGCCAACCGGAGCGCAGGGCGCGACTGGCGACACGGGATCCGTGGGCGCGACCGGCGCCACAGGCCCGACCGGCTCCACCGGCAGTCAAGGCTCCCAAGGCGTGACAGGGCCAACCGGCGCAACCGGCCCGACAGGCGTGGCCGGCGTCGGGTTTAGCGACGGCGACAAGGGCGACATCACGATCTCGAGCACCGGCACGGTGCTGACGATCGACAACGACGCCGTCACCTACGCCAAAATCCAAAACGTCTCCGCCACCGACCGCCTGCTCGGTCGCTCGTCTGCTGGTGCTGGCGACGTGGAGGAGATCACCTGCACGTCGTTTGGGCGCAGTCTGATTGACGACGCCAACGCGGAGGCGGCGCGTACCACGCTCTCGGTGCAGCCGACGGCTGGCCCCTCGTTCACTGCTGGCATCACTGTGACGCAGGCGATGGCCTCACCTACGGTAGTTCTGCGAAATACAGCCGCCGACGCAACAGACAAGGCGGCGCAGGTCGTCGGGGCACATTACACGGCGACCGAAGAGACCGTCCAAGGCATCGGCATCTACAGCACCGCGACGGAAAACCTAGTTGCGATCGGCGGCGGGTCGGCGCTCAGCAATGCGGCGAGTGAGGTAAGACTCTATACCGCAGCAAATGCCACTACTACCACCGGCACCATTCGCCTCACCATCTCCTCCACCGGCACCGCCACGTTCGCGGGGCAGATCGTCGGGCAGTCGGGGGCGGCGATTACAGGCAACGCCACCATCACGGCATCCAGCGGCATACCCCTCACGTTGAACGGCAACAGCACTGCACTACGGATCGAAGAGGGTGCGGGCGAGACAATCGACATATACCGAAACGTCTCTGATGGTTTGTGCTACTTCGACGCGAATCAGCAGACGTTCAGCGGGTTTGTGTTTCGCACCACGCCGACAGGTGGCAGCGTCACCACCCGCCTCACCATCTCCTCCACCGGCACCGCCACGTTCGCGGGGCAGATACTCGCGGACGACATCGACACGGCAAACAGCGTCGCCTATGGGTTCGATGGTGACCCCGACACAGGCATTGGCCGCAGAGGCGCGAACATTCTGACGTTCGTCACCAACGGCACCGAGCGGGTGCGCGTGGATGCGTCGGGGAATGTGGGGATTGGGGGATCGCCTTCCAGTCCGTGCCACATTAGGGCAAATAACGCCGACGACGGCGTGCTGCACGTAGAGCAGGACGGCACCGGGTCGGCGTCTGTGCGATGCGATTACGACGGCACCGGCGCGCGTTCATGGATTTTCGGCACCGCCGGGAGCGGGTATCGCGGCGGCGGATTTGGCGGTGAGTTTTTCCTGTATGACGAAACTGCTACGGCCGAGCGCATTCGCGTCAATAGCACGGGCGAGGTCATCGTCGGCGTCACCGACCAAGGCGCATACAACCTCCAATGCAACGGCACCGGAGTGTGGGGTGCTGGCGCGTATGTCAACGGCTCCGACGAACGAATCAAGAACGACATCGCTCCGCTGTCGTCATGCACCGACGTGATAGAGGCTCTGCGGCCCGTGACATTCCGTTACAAGGAGTCATGGAGCAAGGATCAGAGCATCCAGCCGGGCTTCATTGCACAAGACCTTCAACAGGCATTGGCTGGTCAGCCGTACCTAGACGGCGTTGTCCAGCAGGGCACGGAGTATCTGTCTGTCGCGTACCAGACGCTGATCCCGCTGCTCGTCAAGGCACTGCAAGAGTCCAACGCACGCATCGCCGCACTAGAGGAGAGGATCAATGGCTGACATCCCCACGCTGTACGCCGCCGAACCGCTGTCTTACGCAGCCACGTACGACCGCCTGTGGGTCCGTGAGATCGTTGTGTCAAGCGTGACAGGCGGCGACGCCGAAGCCCGCGTGACCCTCGTCCGATTCAGGACGACCGAGACCGGCGTCGAAGAGGCACCAGCCGAGCCGGTGCGGCTCCATGTGCGCGACCTGCTCGCGGGAGCGGAGGCCGACGCGGACCTCGCGGCGGCGGTGGGGGCGCTCATGGCATACGTGGCGAAGGTGGGCGTTGAGCAGGGCGTGGTCGCTGGGCCGGACGCGTGACCGCACCCCCTCACCTCGAGGCCGCCCACAGGGCAAAGTGATGCCATGCCGTTCTACTCGCTCCCATCCGGTGGCTCGCCCGTCCTGGCCGGCGTGACTGCGCCTACGGGTGGAGTCGGCAACAACGGCGATTTGTTCATTGACACGGTCGGCCGAAAGCTCTACGGGCCGAAGGAGTCGGGCAGCTGGCCCAGCGGTCCGATCGATCTGGCGATCACCGGACCGACAGGCCCGACCGGTGCTGTCGGTGCGACAGGTGCTGCGTCCACAGTCACCGGACCCACTGGCTCGGTCGGCAGCACAGGACCGACCGGAGCCTCTGGCGTCACAGGGCCGACCGGTTCGTCTGGATCAGTGGGAGTGACAGGGTCCACAGGCCCGACCGGTGCTGCGTCGAATGTGACCGGACCAACTGGGCCGACCGGTGTTGGAGGCGCCACAGGCCCGTCTGGTGGACCGACTGGCGACGTTGGCCCGACTGGTGCAACAGGGTCCACAGGAGTCACAGGGCCTACCGGCGGCTCAGGAGCTACTGGGCCAACCGGAGCTGGAGGTCCGACAGGGCCTTCTGGTGGTCCAACCGGTGCTACCGGCCCAACAGGCGCACAAGCTGCATCCGCGATTGGACTCATCCTCGCACTGTCATAGGTGATTCATGGCTGCCCCCAACATCGTCGGACCCACGACCATCACTGCGAAGACCGCGTACTTGTCCGCGGTCACGGGCGCCACGGGCACGGTGCTGCTCAACAACGCCGCCAGCTCGGGCAAGGCGCTGCAGGTGCAGTCGCTCTACGTGGCCAACGTCGACGGGTCTCTTAACTGTGATGTGACGGTGAAGCTGCACAGCCAAGATGACGGCGGCGGCACCGGTCACGCTATCTGCTCGACAGTAACTGTCCCGGCCGACGCCACGCTCGTCGTCGTCAGCAAGGACACCACGATATGGCTGGAGGAGGATCGTTCAATCGTCGTCACGCCGAGCGCGTCGAACGACCTCGAGTTCGTGTGCAGCTATCTGGAGATTTCTTGACGCTATGGGGCGCATACCAGGCGGGTACATCGGGATCGGTCCGCCAGCCCCCAGCACGTCGAGTGCTGTTGGTGTTTGGCCGCTGCACTTGCACTACTGGTACAAGCGCAACTCGATGTGGCCGCCGTCTAATGCAACCGATCAAGACTTCAGTAGCGTGTCGCTGCTCTTGCACATGGACGGCTCCAACGCGAGCACGACGTTTACAGACTCGTCATCAAATGCGTTCTCAGCGACGGCCAACGGCAACGCACAGATCAGTACGACCCAAAGCAAGTTTGGCGGCGCCAGCGGCAAGTTTGACGGCAGCGGCGACTACGTGCAGATCACGTCGGCCAACGCGCTCGAACTAGGGTCAGGCGATTTCACGATCGAGCTGTGGTACTACCACGACGGTGGCAATCAACAATTCGCCGGACTGGTCGGCAAGGGTCCTGTAGGAAGCACCCCATCGGACGCGTGGACGCTGGAATTTGGTGGGAGTGGGATCATTTTCGTGCCTTGGGCTGCAAACACCGAAACGGTCACAACGACTGAGCCCACCCAGAACGCATGGCACCACGTCGCCGTCACACGCAGCGGATCGACACTGCGGCTTTTCATTGACGGCGTGCAGTCTGCTTCCAACACCGTGTCATTCACGGTGAGCACCAACAACAGCGGGCCGCTCGTGATCGGTGGCGGTGCGTTCGCTCCGTCGACACGATCGTTTTCTGGGTACATCGACGACCTCCGCATCACCAAAGGTGTCGCTCGGTACACGGCAGGGTTCACGCCACCCACGGCAGCGTTCCCCGACTCATGATCCTCGTCACCGGCGGAGCCGGTTTCATCGGCAGCCACGTCGTCGACCAGCTGCGCGAGGCGGGCAGGCGAGTCGCAGTTCTCGACGACATGTCGACCGGCAGCCGCGCCAACGTGCCGCCAGGCGTTCCTGTGCACGTCGTCGACGTGCGGGACGCCGGCAACGTCGAGCGAGTCGTCCGGGAGGTGCGACCGACGGCCATCTGTCACCAGGCTGCGCAGATCAGCGTGAGTCGGTCGGTGCGAGACGTGGCATTCGACGCCGAGGTCAACGTGGTCGGGCTGATCAATGTCGTGTCGGCCGCCGTGCGGCATGACTGCCGGCGGATTGTGTTCGCCTCGTCCGGCGGCGTCGTCTACGGCAACGTGCGCGAGCCGGCCGTCGAAGAGGCCGTCCGAGACCCGGTCAGCCCGTACGGCTTGGCCAAACTGACGGCGGAGCGGTACCTGGCGTGGCACGCACACTGGTACCACATGCAGGCCGTGGCGCTGCGGTACGCGAACGTCTACGGGCCACGGCAGAACCCGCACGGCGAGGCCGGCGTCGTGGCGATCTTCTGCCGGGCAGCGATGGAGGGTCGGCCGTGCCAGATCCACGGCGTCGGCAGCCAAGTGCGTGACTACGTGCACGTGCGGGACGTGGCGGCAGCCAACGTGCTGGCACTGACTGCAGAGCTGCCCTACGGCAGGCTTTTCCCGGTCAACGTGGGCACCGGCGTGGGCACGAGCGTGGCCCAGCTCGAGCAGCTGGTGCGGGGAGAGGTCGAGGCCGTCACGGGCCGTGGCCTGCCGCCGCCGGTGCACGGCAATCCACGAGCCGGCGACCTTGGAAGCAGCCTGGTCGACGCAGCCTTTGCCGAGCACCTGCTGGGCTGGCGGCCATCCGTCACCCTGGCCGCCGGCATCCGGGAGACGGTGCGGTACGCGGCCGTCCACGCGGCTGCCTGACCCCCTCGGCCGCCAGCCGGCCGCTGGTCACGATGGCGGCATGGTGGAGCACCTGGCCGGGCTTTTGCAGCACGCCTTCTATTGCGACGAGATCGCCGCCGGCCGCCGCGCGGCCGAGCAACTGCTGGCCGTGCCCGGCCTGGCTGTCGAGACCGAGCAGCTCGCCCGCAGCAACCGCGCGTGGTACACGCCGCTCCTGGCCGAGCTGGTGCCAGCGGTTCGGCACGTCAGGATTGCCGTGGAGCCGGTGCACGACGGGTGGTCGACCTTCAACCCGACGATCGCGGTCGTGGCCGGCGACCTGATCGGGATCGTGCGGTCAAGCAACTACCAGATCTTCGACCATCAGTACCGAATGCCCGAGGCAGACGGCGGCGTCATCCGCACCGAAAACATCCTGGTTCGGTTCAACCAGGACCTCGGCGTCGTCAGTCAGCGGCACATCGTCGCCCCGGAGTACCCGACGAGCGGCTACCCGGTGCACGGCCTCGAGGACTGCCGGCTGCGGCATACCGAAACCGGTCTGGGCGTGTCGGCGACCGTGCGCAACGCGGCACCGTGGACCGACGGCCGCTGCCGCATCGCCACGGCGGACCTCGACATCCGCTCTGCGACCATGTCGCAGCTGCGGGTGCTCGACAGCGTCTCGACGCAGGAGCATGAGAAAAACTGGATGCCGTTCCTCGCGGCTCCCGGCGGATGGCTCTACGGCTGCCACCACGACGGCCACCTAGTCACGGTCGACGCCAACCCCGAGCTGCCCGGCGGCTACGTGCTGTCGAGGCGCGGTGCGACGACGCCGCTGGCCAAGCGGTTCCGGGGTGGGTCACAGCTCGTGCCATTTCGAGACGGCTGGCTCGGGTGCGTGCACGAGGTGTGCTACGTGGGCTCGCAACGTGTGTACGAGCATCGGTTCATCTGGCTCGACGCCGGCCTGCGGCTCGCGAGGGTCTCGCCCTGGTTCTCGTTCCGCGAGCTGCGGGTGATTGAGTTCGCCGCCGGCCTCGCGGTTCAGGGTGACCGCGTCGTCGTGTCCTACGGCGTGCACGACGCGGAGGCGTGGGTGTGCGAGCTGCCGGCCGCCGCCGTCTGGGAGGTGCTCGATGCCACCGAGTAGGGAGCAGGTGCTGGCAGCCTTGGTCGACGTCTGGCGGCCGGGCGACTGGTTCCGCCTGACGGACGAGGCCGCCGGCCACTACTTCAACAAGGCCGCCGTGTGTGCCGAGTTCGCACCGGGCAGCGTGATCGAGATCGGCACCCGAGCCGGCTACTCGCTCGCGGCGTTCGCCGTGGCGGCACCGATGGCACGGTACCTCTGCATCGACGGCGGCCTCGACGACGACTCGCCCGAGTGCCTGCGGCACTGGCACGCCGTCCGAGCCCGCCGCGGCATCGATGCCCAGCTTGTAGTCGTGGACACGCAGCACGTCCGCGAGCTGCCGCGGGCGGACTTTGCCCACGTCGACGGCGACCATTCCTACCAGGGTGCCCTGCGGGACCTGCGGCTGGTGGCCGCGTGCCCGGTGATCCTGGCGGACGACTGCGACAACCCGCACGTGCGGCGGGCGGTGCTCGAGTTCCTCGACCAAGCCAAACGGCCTGCCAGATGGATCGACGACGGCCTGCGGCAGTGTGCGGTGATCACCACATGAAAATCGGCATCTACGCGCTCGCCAAGAACGAGGAGTCCCATGCGATCGACTGGGCCGAGTCGACCGACGGCGCCGACGTGGTGATCGTCACGGACACCGGGTCGACCGACTCGACCCCGCAGAGGCTGCGGTCCTGCGGCATCACGGTGATGACGGGCAACGTGATCCCGTGGCGGTGGGACGACGCGCACAACCTGTCGCTGTACCACCTGCCGGACGACGTGGACGTGTGCGTGCGGCTGGACCTCGACGAGCGGCTGCAACCCGGGTGGCGGGAGGCGATCGAGCGGGCGTGGACTGGCAACGTCAACAACCTGCGGTACCGGTACGTGTGGTCGTGGAAGTCACCGGGCGTGCCAGGGCTGGTCTTTCTCTCGGACCGCGTCCACGCCCGCCGCGGGTTCCGGTGGTCGGCACCGACGCACGAGGGGCTCGTGTGCTGGTCAGGCGAGAAGGTGCAGGCCGTTGCCGACGGTCTGGAGATCCATCACCACCGGACGCCTGGCAAGCGGCACAAGACGGACCTCGAGCTGCTTGAGGTGGCGGTCCGCGAGGCGCCGCACGATGCCCGCGCTCACTGGTACCTAGCCCGTGAGCAGGAATGGGTCGGGCACCCGGCCGCCGCGGCGACGTTCGCACACTACCTCGGCCTGCCGGGCACGCCGACCGAGCGGTCGTACGCATACCGCGCCCTGTACCGGCTGACGCAAGACGAGCGGCATCTGCACCGGGCAGCCTACGAGGCGAAGGCGGAGCCCGACGCGTGGCAGCAACTCGCGTGGGTGCACTACCTTCGGCAGGAGTGGCAGGAGTGCCTGACGTTCGCCGAGGCGGCCATGCAGGCCACTGGTGAGTCGACGCACGCCACCGACCCGGACGCTGTGACCAAGGCCTACGACCTGGCTGCCGTGGCTGCCTGGAATCTAGGCAAGCACCCACAAGCCCTGCGGTACGCCCGCGAGGCTGTGCGACGATGCCCGGACGACCCGCGGCTCGTGAAGAACGTGGAGCAGATCGAGGCCCATGAGCACGCTGCTTGATTTAGCCGACGCCGTGCGGTCAGGCCTCGACGCGACGACGCTGTCGTCGGTCGCCACACAGCCGAGCGTGGTGCGACTGAATTGGCCCGAGTACGAGATCGAGGAACTGGCCGACGCCGTGCTCGTGGTGTCGCCTGGTGCCGTGACCATTAATCGCGTCAACCGCACCAACCATGAGTACACGTACGGAATCAACGTATTCGTCGCAAGGCACACGCCAACCGAGGAAACCGCCGACGACATGTACGAGCTGGCCGAAGAAGTTATTGACGTGCTGAGGTCGCACGTCTGGCCTGCCGGCGTCACGTTCCCTACTGGCGTCACATCGCCGTCGTCTGTCGAGATGGAGGTGAACCCGGACCAGGCCCTACAAGAGCGCAACGTTTGGAGGGCTGTCATCACAGCCAGCTACATCGTCTTCCGTGCGGTCAACACGTGATGGCGAGCATTTCGCAGCTGACCCGCGGTGGCTCCTTCACGCCCCTGCCAGGCGGTGGGTTCAAGTTCACGCTCGACCTGCCCAAGAGCAAGTTCAAAATCCAGAACGAGCGCATTCGACGCAAGGTCGGCGAGGCTCGCGCCAAAGCGTTGACCAGAGTCGGCGCCATTGTGATGCGTCGCACCCAAGGTGCGATGTCCAACCGTGTGCCGCGCAAGCGACCTGTCAACGTCACGGTTGGTACCAGGTTCAACCTCAAACTGGTCGCGCTCGTCAACCGCGTGCCACTGTCCGACAAGGTGACAAGCTGGAAGACCACGCGCAATCCCAAGGGAATGCTGCTGTCGGACATTCAGTTCGACTACGACAGAAGATCCGAGTCGGTCGTTGTCGGGCCGGCCAAGTTTCCAAAACTCAACGCGCTGGTGGAGCGTGGCGGGTCTTCCAGACGCTGGTTCAAGCCGATCCCCAAAAGCGGAAGAGGCCGGGTGTACGGCGTGCTGACCAACACGCCGCCAAAAGAGGGCTCGTCCAAGAGACGGAGTCGTGACGGCAGGCGACGGACCATGACAGGCGCCTACTCGTTCAAGATCCGCATCAAGCGCAGGCAGTACATGCAGAAGGGCCTCAGGCTGGCGCAACCACGCATTGAGAAAGAGTTCCGCGACCAGATCCGCGGCCCCTAGTCGTCCACACCCCCTGCGAGCCAGCACGGCGACGGTCGTAGTCTGACAAACACCGCCACGGGAGGATTCGATGGCTGTAACTCTTGGCAAAGACGTGACCGTCACCGGTCTGACAGGTGCTCGGTCCATCACGATCAACAACGCGGCCAACGAGGTCGAGTGCACGTCGTTCGCCGACGGGTCCGCTGGCTTTCGCAAGTACAAGAAGACCTTGATCGAGCAGACGATCGAGGTCGAGTGCGTCGACGACCCCGGCGTCAGCGTGGGCGCGTCGTTCACGCTTGATCACACCAATTTGAAGACCGCAGACACGATCGAATTTTTGGTGACAAACGTGGCTCGCTCGGAGCCGCTCGACGGAATCAAAACGTTCACCGTGTCCGCGACGCGGTACAAGACCCAGTCCTGATACAGAGGGTGAATAGATGGCCATCGATCTTGGCAAGGACTCCGCAGCTCCTCCGTTTGGCTTGGACATCATCTCGGCGACGTTCACCGAAGAGTGTGAGGCCGTCGATGTCAGCAATCGCAGCAACATCAGCGGCACAACCGGCGGAGCCGGTTATCGCGCGTTCGATGCCGGATTTAAGACGCAGACGTGGGAGATCGAGTGCCACGACGTCACTGGCGTGATCGCGTCGCTCGAGAGCAACTCGCTCACGAGTAATTTCATGATTGTGTCTGTAACCGAGAACGCGGCGATCGACGGCCCAGTGACCTACACCATTACCGCTCGGCGGGGGTGAGGCTTGGCTATTACGCTCGGCAAAGATGCCACCCTGACGGTGGGAACGAGCGTCACGAGCGTGCGCAACGTCGAGTGGACCGCCACTGCGCGTACGCTCGACGTCGAGGAATACGGCTCCCGGTATGCCACAGCCTATTCCACGGGCTGGGACGCTTCTGTCTCATTCGAGGTGCTGGAGTCCTCCGAGTGCCAGCTCGCCAGGCTGACGGCAGGTGAACTGGTCGCCATAAGCGGCGGCGGCGGCGGTTGGTCCTTCAGCGCGATCATCACCAGCGTGTCGGAGTCCAATCCGCTTGACGGTGTGACCAGCTACCAGGTGGAAGCTCGGATGACGAGGGCTAGTCTGAGGTAACCATGCAAGAGTTCAAGGACGACGAGGGCCGGCCGTGGAGACTCGCACTTACAGTGCTTGCTGCGCTACGCGTGCGAGAGATGGTCACTGTCACGGTCGACGAGCTGAACGCAGAGGGGATGCCGACCGGCAAAAAGCTGACCAAAGCATTTGACATCGTCGACATCGCATCAATCGCACAGACGCTGCAGGTCCTTCGCAGCCAGTACGCCACGACTGGCGAGGTGCTCTACGCGATCCTGGTTGCACAGGTCGAGGATCGCAAACTGACCAAGGAGCAGTTTTTGGACGGACTGCGTGGTGACTGCCTTGACGCAGCGACCAAGTCGCTCGAGGAGGAACTGATCAGTTTTTTCCCCCAACGCCTCCGTCGGATGGTCGCAACTCTCGCCCGCAAAATGCAGGAAATCACGGGCGAGCTGCTGGACCAGGCGGAGGCGAACCTGGCAACGATGGTCACGACAGTCAAGTCTGGAGAACAATCTGGGAAGCTGCCGGCATCCTCGGAGTGCACCCAGGAGACTGGACACTCCGACAGCTCATCGCCGCCCGCACGGCGCGGCTGGAGCACGACTGGTGGCACACGGCCAACCTCATCTGCCTGTACCACAACAATCACCGTGGAAGAGGCAAGCCCGCACGAAAACCTCATGACTTCCACCCCTTCGTGAGTCGGCCAGCCGCCAGACAGGCTACGCCCGAGGAGATCGCCGCACTATTCGGCCCTGACTGGCACAAGGTGAGAACATGAGTGCTTCAGCAGTCCGGATGGGTCGTGCGTTCGTCGAGATCGGCGCGGACGCGTCGAAGCTCTACGGCACGATCGCCCAGGTCAACAAGCGCATCGGCCAAATGGGGGCGAACCTGCGGCAGGTCGGCGGCCAGATGGCGGCCGCCGGTGCCGCACTAACCGCTCCCGTCGTCGCCGCCGTCGGCGCGGCATCGCGGTTCGAAGACGTGCTCCTGTCGATGCGTGCGTCGACCGGTGCGACTGCCGAGCAGCTCGACGCTGTGCGAGCGGCTGCCATGACCATGAGTGCAGCTCTCGGCATCGGGCCGACGCAGGCGGCTCAAGGATTTTTGGAACTGCTAAAGGCGGGCGTATCGCTCGAGCAGGTTCTGGGCGGTGCCGGCCAGGCCGCCGTGCAGTTCGCGAAGGTCGCACAGATGGACGTGGCGTCGGCGGCAGTCGTGATGGCCGACGCGATGAACGTGTTCGGTGTCACAAGTGCCAAGGCCGCCGACACGCTCTCCGCTGCCGCAGACGCGTCGAGCACGTCGATCGAAGGCATAGCGCTGGCGATGTCACAAGTCAGCGCCGTGGCCGGCCTCGCCAACCAATCCATCGAGGACACGTCGGCGGCGCTCGCGCTCCTGGCCAACGCCGGCATCAAGGGTTCTGACGCCGGCACGTCGCTCAAGACGATGTTGCAACGTCTCATGGCTCCGGCCGACGAAGCCGTTGACGCGCTTGCAAGACTAAACCTCACAGTCGACTCATTCCGCGACGCCGAAGGCAAGATGCTGCCAATGGTGCAGATCATCGGCCGGCTCAATCAGGCCATGGCCGGCATGGACCAGGCAGCCAAGGATGACGTGTTTCGGCAAATCTTCGGGTCGGATGCAATCCGTGCCGCGGCGGTGCTGACCACCGCAGGTGTCGATGGCTTTGCGGCGATGCGCGATGGCATGGCTGGTGCGCTGTCGGTCGCCGACAAGTTCGGAGTCACGATGGGCGGATTGAGCGGCACGGGCCTCGGCCTGTTGGCGTCGCTCGAGCGACTGGCCATCGCCATTGGATCCGCCTTGGCGCCATCGCTAACGCAGGCCTTTGTGACGCTGTCGCGGTTTGCCGAAGGCGCGGCGGCGTTTGTGTCGAACAATCAAGAGACGATCGCACTGGTCGCACAGCTCACGGCTGGATTTATCGGCTTAAGCGTGGCGATCTACGCCGTTGGCGGCGGCCTTGCTGTGGTCTCCGCGACGGTGAGCGCGATCATGTCGCCGATCGTGCTCATACCTGCACTGATCGCCGCTGCGGTAGCTGGTCTGGTCGCTTTTACCGGAAATTGGTCTGCACTAAGCGACGCAGTCGCCGACGCCGACCTCGTCGGTGCCGTCGAGGTGGTGATAAACAGCATCTTGAACATTTTCACGATGGCCGGCACGCAGCTGTACGTCGTGTGGGACCAAATGTGGAGCAATGTGGTGCAGTCAGCAAACACCGTCGGCGCTGTGCTCACGGGCATCATGGATAACATCTTGAACGGAATCATGGCGTCCTGGGATGCCATGGTCGCGACCGTGCAAAAGTCATGGAATTACGTGCAGTCTTTTCTGCAAAAGGGCTACGACCTTGCCAAAGAAAACGAAAAGGTCGACAGCGAGATGGCGGCTAGGGCCAGACAGCGCGAACAGGACCGGCCAGGCGTGGCAGGCAGGATGGCTCAGGCTGACAAGGAGAATCAACAAACTGCGGCCGACTCCGACCGTCGTGTGAGAGCGGCTCAAGATGCCGCACAGGACAAGGTTCAGGAGCGCGCGGACAGTGTCGAGCGACGCCGACAGCAGAGAGAAGCCGACAGAAAGGCCGCTGCAGAGGCCAGGAAGCCAGCACCAGGGGCCGAGCCGGCGCCAGCGTCGAATCCGGCACGCGACGCGGCCAATCGTCAGGCCGAGGACCTGTCGAATCCGAGCGTGGCTGCCGACTCACAGCCGGCCGACGCTTCGGCCATGCAAGCCGGAATGCAAAACGAGGAACGCAGTCGCACGGACATAGCCGGCACGTTTTCGGCTGCTGCGATCGGCGGCCTCGGCGTCGGATCAAGCCTTTCGCAGCGCCAGATCGACCTGCTTACGGCCATTGACAAGGGCATAGTCAAGCTGGTCGACCAAGGCACAGACGCAGTCGCAACGTAGGTAGAGCCATGCCGACATACACATGGGTCGAGGACCGCGCCAGCAGGTCGGCGACCATTCATCGACTCAACAGGCGTTCGCAAAACACGTACAAGAAATCGTGGAAAATATTCGGCACTGACGACGACATTGCGGTGCACGCAGACGTCAATTTGACGCTGTGGACTGACTACATGTTCTGGCAATATCCCGGGCAGCCGCTCAACAAACTGCAAGCCGAGAGCTACACGCTCGAGTACCTCGGCGACAAGGCGTGGCAACTGACGGTGACCTACGTCAGCCGAGGCGCGGACGATGACACGCAACCCCAACCGATCCGTCGGTCGAGGTCCTTCGACACCAGCGGTGCTACCACGCACATCTCGCAACAGCCGTCGTATGGTGCTGGCTCAGCCCTTGGCGGCCGCACCACGTCGCAAGAGAAGCGATACCCAGTCGGTGGAGACTCGCCGGCACCAGACCAGCAAGGCGCAATCGGCGTCGACGGCGACACTGTCCAAGGCGTTGACATTGTCGTCCCAGCGCTCCAATGGACTGAAAACTATGACGTGCCGCACCAGTACATCACTGACGATTACGTCAAGATCGTGTCCAGCTTGACAGGTACCACCAACAACCAGGCGTTCCGTAGCTTCCGGGCCGGCGAAGTGTTGTTCATGGGGGCGAACGGCTCACAGGATTGGGACGAGGACAAGGGCAATAGTCCGTGGTCGCTATCGTTCAAGTTTGTGGCGTCACCCAATGCAGACGGCACGACGCTGCCGACCCTCACCATTGGCAGCATTACAGGCATTGAAAAAAAGGGCCATGAGTACCTGTGGGTGAGGTACTGGGATCAAGTCGTTGACGCGACTTTGTTAAAGCGGCCCACGCACGTGTACGTCAATCAGGTCTACCCCGAGGCCGACTTTAGTTTGCTTGGAATCGGAGTCACCTAGTGCCTACTCGTCGTGACGGCCGGGTCGAGCCAGGACAACCGGTGCGGACGGCGTTCTCGGCCGGCGCGTGGAACCGCGCGCAGGATGCGGCGGACGTCGTTCTTGGTCAGCGCGACGGGTTCGACGCAGATGGCCCGATCTATGGCAGCGCCCCGTACACGGCACTGCCGTGCAAAAACGTCAGCGGCCAGACCGTGCCACGCTGGGGCGTGCTGGCGATCACCGGGCTGGAGGTCGCACCAACTGGCGTTACTGGGCCGGCCACGGCCCAGTACGAGCAATCACCTGTCTTGAGGGGCAGCACGCCAACCACCTCGACCAACGATTTGTTCGGCGTCGCCGTGGAGCCAATCGCCAATAACGCAATCGGCAGGCTGGCTGTGGATGGCCTTGTTCAGGTCAAGCTCGAGGTCCGCAACACGGCGGACGCGACGGCCGGCCCGAAGGCATCGACGTCCGAGCTGCAAAGCGGCGGCAACGGTGCGGCCATCATTTACAAGGAGTCCGGGACTGGTGCGAACAAATGGGCACTGGTGCGGATTGGCGCAGGGAGGGGCACCGTGCGACTGGGAACCGTCTCCGCAACGTGGAACAAAGGCGCCACTGCCACGGTGACGCAACAAGCCGGCGACGGCACGGCGTTGTCACCTGCCACAACGTTCACGGCCACCAACTATTTCGCCACGGTCACCGTATCTAGCGGCACGCGACGGGTGGCGTGTGCATTGATTGACAGCACGTGGGTACTGATTGCGGCGGAGTGTGCGTGATGTTTTTGGGATGCTCGCCGTGTTGCAATCCTTGCACAGGAGACTGGAGCGTAGCCACCGATGTGATAGTGGAAATCACGGCCAACGATTACCTTTTGCAACGCACGCGAATCTACAACACGCAGAGCGAGTTTGGAACAGCAACGCAAAAAGAGTCTGTGGCCGCAAAAACATCAATACTCGACGGTACGCATTTTTTGACGCGCATCGGCTCTCTTGGAGCGTTTACCAGGTGGTCCGTTGAAGTGCAGGGACAGCCTTCAGGGTGCGGAGCGGTAACTATTGTTGTGGATGTGTACAACAATCCAAGCACCGCGCCGACAAATCTGTTTTATGCATTGCAACTTCTAAACGTGCGGCTTATTGGAAAAATGGAAAGGCAGTATAGCAGCGGGCAGTTATCGTGCGGCAATTCTCAATACTACGACATTGACACCATAGGCGGGTGCACGTCCTCGTCCGCAGACTGCTCTCAAGCGTCCAATGCAGTCAACGACAGGTCTGTTGTGTCCCAGTGCATCAACGGGCAGTTCACAAACCCAATGCCGTACGCTCCATTGTTTGGGCAGCCAGGCTTCTCCATCGGTTCGGATTGGCAGCTTATTTCAAGCGTGACTGATGCAGACACGACAATGGATAGCGTTGTCGTTCAATCAGTGGACATCGTCCTCCCATGACGGCGTGCGCGTTCGTGTGCACTGACGCCGATCACATGCATGACTGCACGTGCAACCGGTGCGGCCGTCGCGTGCGCGTCCGTCGGCTGCCGGTGAACGCAGAGTGTGCACCCGCTCCCGGCCTTGGTGATCGCGTCGCCGCCGCGCTGGACTCCGCAGGCATCACCAAGGAACGTGTGGCCGCTGCGCTAGGCGTCAAGGACTGCGGATGCCAGCAGCGCCAGCAATGGCTCAACGAGGTTGGCTACAGAATCGGCATCGGCACACCAAACCCTGACCACACCGGCACCACGGATTTGGACGCACATGGATAAGGTGGTGGCATGGCGAGGCGACAGCGGACGATCGAGATCGCCGGTGCCAAGTGGCACATCGTCCGGGCGCGGCTGCGCAATCTCTACGGCCTGTGCGACTACGCCACGCGCACGATCAAGGTCGACTCCCGCCTGACCGGCACCGACTACCTCGACACGCTCCTGCACGAGCTGATCCACGCCCGCTGGCCGGACATCTCAGAAGAGAGTGTCCAGGAGTTTGCCGGCATGCTCACCACCGTCCTCGAGCAGGAGGGCTTCCGACGTGACGAGTGACGACACGCCGTCAATCATCGACCAAGTGCTCGCCGTCGCGGCGAACAAAGGCCCCGGGTACGCGCCGTGGTACATGCGGCTGCCGGAGGCCGACCTGCGGCAGCTCGAGGAGCTGCGGGATCGGTGGCGTGTCGGCCAGGTGCCGATGCACAAACGGGCGCTGGCCCGGGCGATCGTCACGGTGTGCCAACAGCGTGGCCACGACATCTGCGGCATCCAAGGAGTCGAGGCGTGGATCGGACGACGAAGCCACTAGCCGACGCCGTCCTGGCCGAGGCGGCAGCCGACGTGCCGCCGGGCAAGGACACCGAGCAGATCACGCAACGCACCGACGGCGACACCGTCGAGGCCCGCAGCGTCTCGCGCACGATCCGCACGGTCGAGGACCTCCTGCGGCACATCGAGGCCGACATGACCCGGTACGAGGTCGCGGCCTCGGAGGCCACGAAGTGGGAAGGGATGTCCGTCGACCGGTCGACCGGCCAGCCGGTGGTGACCGAGCTGTTTCGCGTTTTTGTGCGGCTGAAGCCGCGCGCCGGCCCGGGCGTGCGTGAGGTCGTCGAGGCGATGATCGCAGCGGCCAGCCGCGACATCGTGCGGCCGACTCGGCCGAAGGCCAAGGTCGTCAAGGGCGACCGCTGGGCGGTGCTCGTGATAGCCGACCCGCATTTCGGCAAGTACGCGTGGGCTCGCACGACCGGCCAGCAAGACTACGACGTCGGCATCGCGGCCACGCTTATCAGGGAGGCGTCACAGGAGCTGCTGTCGATCGCCGCATCCATGCGGCCGAGCCGGCTGACAGTGGCTACGCTCGGCGACGTGTACCACTACGACACGCCGAGCGGCACCACGACGAGCGGCACGCCGCTTGAGCGGGACGGCCGGCTCCAGAAGATGATCGAGGTCGGCACCGACGAGCTGCTGCGTGTCGTGGACCTGGCCGGCGACATCGCCCCGACCGACACGCTCACGGTCCACGGCAACCACGACGAAACGCTGACATGGGCGTGGCTGCGGATCCTGCAGGAGCGCTTCCGCAAGGACCGCCGGGTGCGGGTCGAGGACACGTTCACGCCCCGCAAGTACCTGCACCACGCCGGCAACCTGCTCGGCTTCTGCCACGGCCACCGGGCCAAAAAGAAGCTGCCGCAGCTCATGGCGCTCGAGGCGGCGGAATTGTGGAGCCAGTGCCCCTACCGCGAGATTCACACCGGGCACTACCACCAGCAGTCCGCCGAGTGGAGTCGGCCGATCGAGACGATCGACGGCGTGCTCGTGCGGGTCGCCCCTGCCCTGTGTCCGCCGGACGAGTGGCACGCGCAGCAGGGCTTTGTCGGCAACAGGCAGGCGATGGAGTTGTTCGTGTACGAGCGCGGCGGCGGGCTGTCGAGCATGCACGTATCTGGACCACCACCAGGAGGACGACGGTGACACTGGACGAGAGCAACGCTGCCCTGCGGGCGGCTGTGACGGCACGACACGAGGGCATGGCAGCGTCGCTGGCGGGCTGCCCGCCGGCGCAGGCCGCGG